GTCTCGTAAACCTCGCTAGCCTCATCCTCGTACTGCTGATACTCCAACCCGAACAGAGCGTTCAGACCGGGAAGGAGTTCCTTCATCATTTGTGCGCGTGAAATCGCCATGATCTATTTACCTCCTATCCCTTAAATGCCAGTGCTCAGGCCAAGCTGGCTGACGCCCGGAAGAAGCTGAATAATTACATTCGGCTTGCTGCTGTTCTCATTCTCTCCATCCTTGATAATGGAAAGAACTTTGCAGGTCTGGGCAGTAGTATTCACAGACGAAGAATCGAGGTAAATCCCCGAGTTTCCCGTTTTCGTAGAACCATCCGCTGCCGCAAAGCCAGCAACCAAAAAGGTTGCGCCGACATCAGTCTGATCCATGACCTCATCACCCTGAATTACATAAAGCTGGTTAGGATCATCGCAGACATAAGCAAAGATATCCGTCCCGCCAGAAGCAGGATAGTACTGAGAAAACTGCGGAGTTCCCGAAGTGTCCGTGTACCGGAAACCAACAGCCACGCCAAGCGTGGGCGTAGCCGCAACCGGCGACTCACCAGTAGTAGTGTTCTGGCGCTGGACAGTCCCATCGGTCAAAAGCTCAACAAAGTCGCCAGCAAAGATATTGCCAGCGTAGCTATCCGCTACGGGATATTCGTTGAACCCACCAGTGTTCGTGCCATAGCCAGTACCCGGCCCCCTGACGGGGCGAAGTCCATAAGCCATTTGGCTATCTCCTAGACCAATCTAGCGATAGCCGACAATGGGACATCCATTATCAGTCATCGCCAAACGTGATCCGCGAGCGTCGCTCAGGCTTGAGCATCGGCATACGCGGATCTTGCTCTCTGAAGTAATTGCGATCGACTGCTTCCATCTGTTCGCCAGCTTCCCTCATCCCATACTGTCGAGCTTCGTTGCCGATCTCAACAGGACGAGAACAAAGGAGTAGGCCACCGATCAGAACATTATCCGGGTACTGACTGCCTCTATCAGACATGATTCTCAGCTCAGGATAATCGCTAGCAAGGACAGGCTCCCAACCTTCTCGTAAAGCTTGCGAGACGTTGATGTTGTCTGCCTCACCCCGCATGGATGCCCTTACATACCTAAACTCCAATCCCTCGCGAGGATTAGGTTGAGGCGTAAGACTCGCAGGAGTCCAAGGTGTCGATCTCTTTTGGTTGTCCCGACTCTCCACTTCTCGTTGGCGGGGAGCGGGGCCTCTTTGATTGCGCGATTCAGTCATTACCGAATCTCCTTCAGGAGTTGCTTGGCGTACTGTTCAGGTGTTAACCCAAGGCGCTTCGCGAGGGCGACTTGAGTGGAGGTTAGTTGCACTTTGCGTGGCTTTGTTGAGTTGCGCCCAGCAGGGGCGACCACGGTGGAAGTCCGAGAACTCGCAACAGGCTCCTCTCTAGCCATATCGTTCTCGGGCTGCTGACTGAACTTGTCAGGAAAAACCTGACGCATTCGTGTGTCAATCATATCGTAGTACTTGTCACTCTTAGGATCAACTCCAGAGTTAACAAGACTAGTGTGGATGCCATATGCAAGAGAAGTCATCTCTTGGTCAGTGCCAAACCATGAATTGTTGGACATCCAGTTTTCTAACTTAGGATCAGGGGCAGCAGGCAAAGCAGGTGCAGGCTGTCTTAAATGATCAGGCACAACACCTCTATTATTAGAAAAGAACTCCTGCTCCCTCTGAGAACGAATCAAAGCCTCTTGAGCTTCAAGAAGTTTATCTGTGTTTCCTTCTTCGTAGGCTGTCTTGTAGATCTGCCTAGCCTGCTCAAGCTGAGCAGTGTTGGCACTCTTCATTTGCTCTAGAAGAAGATTCTCCCCTTCACTGAGAACCTGCCTAAGCTCTTCATTTTGCCGACGCATGTTCTCGGCATAACGAACAGCTTCCTCCCGCATTCTCTCAGCGGCTTCCTTCTGTCTTCGCTCTTCATGATACTCATACTTGAGTTTGTTGATTCGCTTTCCCGCTCGACCGCTGTACTCATGAACTTCATCATCGTCAGCAGAATCATCGCGAGGAGCAACCTGATCTTCTTCAGGTCGGTCATCAACAACTTCAACATCAAAGTCTTCATCCGAAGACATATCAGCAATCGGCTCAGTGAGGGCGTTACCCATCAGGTCGTCAAGTGCAGATTCACTCATGCTCTTACTACTCCTCTCGGATCTCTAACAACAGCCTCAACCGAGTCGTCGTTGATCACTCGAAACTCTTTTCCGTGGATACGGAGCCGAGTACCGGAGTACGCCCTCATCACAATCCAATCACCTTCTTTACACCAAGGTCCGTTGGGGAAACGATCCTTGTCTGCATACGCATCGGGACCAGCCTTCAGCACAAACCCAACAATGCTTGCGACCGACTCTGCAGTCCGTCGTTCGTCAGGAATGTAAAGGCCACCTTCTGTCGTCTCTTCTACATCCGGTAAAGCAATCAACAGTCTGAACCCACAAGGCTCAGGCATTTGCGAGGCGCGACTTTCCTCTGAACTTTCCGGCTTCCTATCGCTGTACTGAATAACTTCAGCCACTGTGTTTTCCTTGAGTGCAGAGGTTTTAAGGGAACCTCAGTAACCCTATGCGCTCACAAGAGCGAATCGTCATCAACAGAAGATGAGATCTTCTTATATTCCAATACTGCGGTATTTACACCTCGGATAAAACCGCAAAGTTGCTTGTACTCTTCCATGCTTTTAATCGATCCACCAAGCAAAGCGTTCTCATGGCTTTTCTTAATTTCATTAAGCGAACTAAGAAAGACTTCATCAAACGTAGGCACTGGTTACTCCCTATTACCTTTCACTGCTTCCATCCCAATCTTGACGCCTTCTTGAATCTGCTTCGCGTCGATCTTCTTGTCTTCGACTGAAGCCTTCAGAACATCAGAGAAAACTTGAGCCTCAAGTTCATCCTCTGCCTTCATGGCATTGGTCTGGATTCGTTCTCGCTCAATCTGGTCACGAGACTGGGCTTTGGCAATATCAAGCTGCAATCTTGCTTCTCTTTCCTGAGCCTTCGATGCAGCCTCCTGCTCCTTGATCTGAAGCTCTCGCATCTGCATCTGGACAATCGGGTCTTCCGCCTGCTCCATCGCTTCCTGCTGTTGCGCTTCAGCCATAGACTGTTCAACAAGCCTAGAGGTTGCTTGAGCAACAAGTCTCGACAGCTCGACCTCGACATCCTCAGGCAGCGTCTCATCCGGCGGCGGAAGAGCCACACCCAACTGCTGTTCAATCTCAGATCGGTACTGGAATGAAAGATGCTCTGCGACATGAGCAGCCAGAGCAGACTGCTTCGCTCCCGCCTGCGGATCCATTGCAAGAAGCTCTGCCATGCGAGGCTCCTGCATAGCAGTCATATGAGATTCAATGTGAGCCTCATGATCCTGATACATGAAAGCCTTGACAGGCTTTCCAAGAATCAGATTCATGTTCTCAGACACCGGATCAAGCGGGTTAATCTCATCCTTCAACGGAACAATCTGCTCAGCGTCAGGGATACCTAAAACATCAACCATCTTCCTGTGCAACTTGGGAAGATCGTAAAGCTGGGGTGCAGATGAAGCTAATTGTAAAGCTGCTTGGTACTGCATAATCCTCTGCGCCATCGTCGATGCATTCGGATCACTGACAGGGATGATGTCCACACGATCATCAAAGTCCTGAGGCTTCATAACCTCATCACCTTCTAGATCATACGGATACTCATGAGGAGCATGATCCTTAACGATGCCTTCAAGGATCTTAAACTCATCCTTCATCGCAGCGTGGAGCCTTGCCTGAATCGCAGTCATCACCTTCATCGACCGCTCAATCAACGCGAGCGTCGTGCCGACAGGTGCCTGCTGATTCATGTCACTAATATTCAAATCAGTGAGAGAGGCAAACCTTCTACCCTCTTCGACAATTCCACTCAGCAGCTTCGCCAGAACAGAAGAAGGCTCCTTGTAAGGGAGGAAGGTAATGTTCTCGGCGATAGACCCACTGGGAACATCAACGTCCCTGAACTCGCCGGGGGAGATGGGGGTGTCGTCTCCTCTAATGCGAAGCCCCCTCGACTTCAAACCGCCCGGAAGATTGCTGAGAGTTCCTGAGTCAACCAACTGCCTAAGGATGGAAGTGGCAGACCGGGCAATCCCGCCAATCATGTGGATAAGGCCAAAGCCGTAGAAGCCCAAGCCGGGGACATACTCGTAATGAACGAAATGCTCCCGCCTCATTCGGTTAGGATCATCTTCCATCCAGTTGCGTCGGATAGACAGAATCTCTCTCGAATCAAGATCGATCGTGACTACATACGGAAGAGCGATGCCAGTCGGCTCACAGCAATCATCCGTGTCTTCAAATCCCTTGAGGTCAACATCCACATGCATTTCAAGAACAGTGTGGCGTCCGTCCATGTCATACGACGGGCTCTCCCCAGTGAGATCGTCGTATTTCTCTTGGATCTTACTTTCTGAATTACCACCAGATATCAACTCGACATCACGGTAGAAACCAGAAACCTGAAGCTTGCGAATGTCGTTAGCACTACGCTTCATCACATGAGTGATGCGATCACAAGTTCTCAGGGAAGAAGCGCCGTAAGAAACAACGAGATCCTCAGAAGGAACAAACATCGAGCAGGGTCTGCCCATGTTCGGATCCCAGTAAACTTTCCTGAAAGCAGAGCCAGACAGAGGGAGACTGAAAAGCATCTTCTCCGTCTCGGGTCTGTACTCAGTCATTACTTCAGTCACTAAGTAGTTCATGAAGTCTTGGATGCGGTGAGCCTGCTTCTCTTTGTCGGTAGTCACCTTGCCGACGATCCGAGTCTTAACCGGACCAGAAGAAGGGAAGATCTCGATGATCGCTTGGCTCTGGAATCGGACAACAGCCTCAGAAAGAATTGGGTGAGTGACACCACATGCTCCCTCCCAAGGAGACGTGCGGTCTTCGATCTTCATCCCAAGCTGATCAAGTCCCTTGATGTAGGTTTCTTCCCAGTCCTTGCGGCTGTTCTTGTCCGCAAGGAACTGTCCTACTAGATCAGAAGAAAGAGAACTGAGATCAGACTCGTCCATATAATCAGCAAGATTGTCTCCAAATGGAACATCGTCTGCTTCAATTTCTCCGGGGTTGAAATCAATGAGAACTCCACCGTCTTCTGTCTCGACAACGAGAGAGGGGCTGGAATCCTCAATGTCAATATCAAAAACCTCCTCTTCCTCTTGAGGGAGAAGATCCTGAATCGAGACAGGCATTTCTGATAGTGACTTCTCTATTGCCAAAGTAAACCTCTAATCAATAAACACTATCTGGAAGAGTTCCTGATCATTTCCGAAACCATCCTGTCCATAGGTCCGCCCTTCCTGAAAGGCGTACTCCTATGAACAGACCCACCACCCATCAAGCCTTGCATGCTCGCCGCTGTAGAGGGAAACCCACTGGGGATTGTGCCCGCAGCGATTGTTGAGAACGGGATAGGCGCAGGCATAACTGGGGCAGGAGTAGGAGCAGGAGTGCCGGTCTGCATATAGAAAGAAGGCATCGCCTGATTAGACGGTACAGACCCAAGCCCTTGCTGATACCCCCTGCCTAAGAAAGTAGGGCTGGAAGAGGAGCGCCCCAAAAACAAAGAAGACTCTGCATCCGCACGAGGAGTACCCGGACCTTTCTTTGCGTAGTATCTGATGAGTGGAATGTTTTGCGGATTCAAAAGGCGACCAGCATTAGCCTCGGCTTTGTTCAGCGCAATCATTGCTCTCATAGTGCTAGGAGCTTTCCTGTCATAATACTCAACAGGATCTTGATATCTTGCATCAAGCTTTGCGCCCTCAGGTAGCTGGTCCCTTTGGGCTTGCCTGATCGCAGCATTGGCGTCCATCGCATTCAGACCGTACAGGTCGAAACGCTCTCTCGTAAAATAAGGAAGGAGAGCTTCCCTATTGTTTCTTCTTATGGAGTCTACATATATTTGGTATGCGTCAGCCATCAGTAGTAGTCCGCCTTAATCGGGATGAAGTCCTCATCACTATCTTCGTCCGAGTCTAGTGGTAGGAACCCACCCTGCCTGAAGCGAATCAACGCTTGTGTTGAAGAGTCAACAAGGTCGTCGTGTTCGCCCGATGGGAATGAAGCAAACTCTTCAACCACCTCTTCCGCGAACCTCTTCTCTGGACGCCAGACTATGCCGGAGGCGAAGAGGTCAGCCACGGCATTCACTCTAGCGATCTTGTCATTCCCTCGGGATGGAGTGTACTCCTGCACAGGTACGCCAGCAGCACGAAGCTCGAACACCAGAGGCATCCCAGCAGCTTTGCCCTCGACAATCAAACTGTCGGGCGTCCACTTCTTGTAATGCTCCAGAGCAAACTTCTTTAACTCTGGGAACTCCATCCTATCCTTCACTGCCGAGAGTAGTATTAGGTTCGGCTGATACTTTCCATCACTGCCTTCCATATAGAAGACACCCCAAGTTGTACACGCCGAGTAGTCAGATCTCTGACTCTTAAGGAACGCCGTATCCCAAGACTGAATAACGAAGTCGCATCGAGGCGGCTGCTCATCTTCCCAGATCTTCCACCACTCGCGCTTTACAATCGCCCCCTC